TTCTGGGCCCACCGAATGATCTGGTAGCCGAGACTCCTAGTCGGGTGTGGGACGCCCTTCGGAATGTTTCCCGTCTGAGGCATCCCACATCACCTCCTATGCGTCGTTAAGCAGCTTGAACAGCTCCTCGTCCATGTCAGAAACAGAAAGGTCCGGGTCCGCCTTTTCTGGCGTCTCCTCGGATTCGTCATCGATCTTCATGCGCAATCTGGCGCGGTCCTCGACCGTCGCGCCCCACTTGGCCACCCGCATGCGGATCTCTGAGGCGTGCTTCAGCTCGCCCCGGTAGAACTCGTCCACCAGGCGCGTAGTGATCTCCAGCTCGGTCCAGTCCGTCTCGGACCAGCCCTGTGTCTGGGGGGCCGTGGACCAGGTGCGCCAGAAGCGCTTCCCCCCGGCCGTGGTGATCCCGAGGCCGCGGGGCATTTCCCGGCCCGGCTGGGCGGACGCCTCTAGCTCCTGGGCGTGCTCGTGCTTATTGCGCCTCACCGCGTTCGGCTTGGGCTTCGGTCCACGTGTCATCAGAGCCTCACCTGACCTGCGTCAATGCCGTACAGATCCGCAAGGTCGTCCAGCTCATCGATCGCGTCCTGACGCCATCCCTTGCGCTGCTGGGCTTTGCTCGGCCTGGAGGCCGGCGCGGTGCTGCACCAGGTGAAGGGGCAGTCGTCGCAGTGGCCGTTGCAGTCGACGGCGTACATGGCGAACCTCCGGAGTGAATGAATGAAAAAAGCCGCCCAGCCCCGGAGGGCGGACGGCAGGAAGATCGGTGTGCTCGACCGGATTCGAACCGGCGTCGCCTCCCGGAAGGGGAGGAGTCCTGGGCCGCTAGACGACGGGCACCGCTCAGGGTTCGGGTTGCGCGCGACCGGTTCCCTGGGCCTGCGGGTGCGACCCGCATGGCTCCCCGACCTGGACTCGAACCAGGGACCCGCGGATTAACAGTCCGCTGCTCTGCCAAGCTGAGCTATCAGGGATTAAAAGTCAGACTATTACCTGTCTTCGTAGTAGGTCTTTGCGCGGTGACATGTCTTACACAGGGTCCAGAGGTTGCCTAGTTCCCATGTGCCGCCTTTGGCGATCGGGACAATGTGGTCTATCTCAAGGTCCGATCTTGCGTCGCATTTGCGACACTGAAAGCGGTCCCGGGCGAGCGTCTTGGCTCGCCTCGTCGACCAGTCACCAGGACGGCTCCGGTTGCGGGCCGAAACCCTGTCCCACCCCCGCCGTACCTGGTGAGACGCGCAGCGACCATCCTTCACAGTCACGGAGGTGCAGCCGTCTCGTAGACAGATGCTCTTGGCTCTCGGCACGGGCCCCCCATGGCTGCAAGGTCTATGGCCCCGGCCGGGTTCTTGTCTGGCAGCCGGGGCCGTCCTCCTGGACCACACCTTCGAAGGGTCAAGCGCACCCTCAACGAAGGGATCAACAGGAGGAAGTTCAATGAGAAACAGCTGAGAACTAGGTTGGATCTTCCTAGTTCCGCAACGCAGTTTCTTAAGGTTTCAAGTTTCTTTACCAGAGTTACTCATAGGTAACTCTGATCAGACTGATCGTTCGTTCGCTCGTTTCACTCGCTCTCTCACTAATGATGTATGTGTCCTGCAAGCAGGTGTCCGGATACATTTCTGAGAAGTGAGATACAGGTCACATGAAACTAAGTGGGTTTACTCTCTATTTGCATCGACAGGTTGCTACGAGAGCAAGCTGTATGTATGCTCCTCCAAGATCATCGACCACGACGACCACAACGAAGGTGGGCCCAACCAGATGACCAAGCTCCCCAGCGACGCTGAGATGACCAAGCTGTTCGTCTTGGGGCAGCTCAACAACCGGGAGATCGCAGACAAGTACGACGTCACACCCCAGGCCGTGAATAAGAGGTTCCAGAAGCTCGGGCTGGAGCGGAGGCCGTACTCCAACGACGCCAACGCCGAGATCGCGAAGGTGTGGAGGGTGGTAGCCACCCAGGGCGCCGACAGTCACCACGCCATCTTCTCGATCCAGACCCTCCGTCTGTGGCTGCGGCTCAGGCTCGGAGACAGAGAGCTATCGGACCGGCAGAGGCGTGACGCGCTGAACTTCGAGAAGCGAGTGCGAGAGAGGAACGTCGTCCTTGCCTACGACCCGGAGAAGGAGAAGCCCTTCTTCTGGGTGCCGCGGGAGGCGCGTGATGACCGCCTGGTGGTCCGCTACCCGAAGGAGAAGGGTGCGCCGCCGCTGGATGAGCTGGCCCGCTTCCGCCTCCCCGACGTGCCCTCTGAGTGAGTGGCAAACCGTCTCCGCAGATGTGGCCTTCAGGTGAGTGAATTCTGAAGGCCCGGCGAAACGGACAACTAGATCAACTCAGGACACGGCCCCGCAATGCGGGGCCTTTTGCATTCCCAAACCAGATTCGAACTGGTTCTGAAGGGCTCCTTCGCAAATGGTTGTACGGGTTATGTCTCAGATGCATAACAGTGCAGGTGAAGGGTGGACATTACCGACGGGTAAGTGAGCCAAGGCACAGTTGTTTCGGGGGAATCTGTGGTTCCCCTTGGCATAAGGTCATGCTTGCGATCGCAACGAAGGGGACTGGTTGCGACCCGATGAAGGAGTGAAGATTGGCCGGAACCGTGCTTAGCCTCGCCGTGCCTAACACGCAGGTGGAGCGACGCTTGGCTGTGCTGGACCTGATCGAGGCCAGCAACACGATCCAGACCAGGATCACTCGTGATGACAATTTGCTGATGGTGCACACCATCGCGACCGGGGTCGGTGAGTACTGGGACATCACCTACGGCGAGAACCTGTCCGACGGTGAGATTCAGGAGCTGGTCAACCTCGAAGAGCGGGCCTGGAGGGACTACGGCGTCCGTCTCATCGACATCACTGTCGAGAGGCAGGAGAACGACTTCCCTCACCCTCTCTTCCCGAACAGCAAGCACCACACCTACGTCCGACTCTGCCCGAAGGCGGCCCGTTGACCCGCGACATCACTACCCAGCCCCGTTCCGTCTCTCAGACCCAGCAGTACGAAGACTGCGCCTGGAAGTTCTACCTCCAGCGTGTTGAGCGGGTAGTGCCCGTACCTGCCGCCTGGAGTGCGCATGGCACGGCCTTCCACAGCGCCGCTGAAGCCGTCGAGAGGTCGGGACGGACCATGACAGCGGAGGAGGCCGTACAGCTCTTCTCCGACCAGTACAGCGCCCTGGTGAACAAGGCCCTGGACCAGGAGCCGAACACGGACCGGTGGCTGTCTGCCAACGGCTCTGGCGGCGAGGACATCGAGCGCCGGTACGTCCTGGGCCAGGAGCACACACGCCGGTATGTGGAGTGGGCCCAGGAGAACCAGCCGGCCATCTGGATGACACCCAGCGGGGATGACGCGCTGGAGCTGTATTTCAAGGTGGAGATCGGAGGAGTCCAAGTCCGCGGGTACATAGACCAGTTGGTTTTGGACCCGGACGACACGGTGCGGGTCCGTGACCTGAAGACCGGCACCACCAAATCGAAGTTCCAGCTTCACACGTACAAGGTGGCTGTCGAGAAGGTCTACAACGTCCCTGTGAACAAGGGGGATTGGTACCTCGCCAAGAACGGGGGACTGTCCCGAGTCGTAAAGCTGGACGAGGTGACGGATGAGCAAGTGGGAGAGAGGTACGCCGCGATGGATGCAGGAGTCAAGCGAGGCGACTTCCCGGCGAAGCCTGGCTTCCTCTGTCGTTTTTGTGACATGAGGCACGCCTGTTCTTTTTCACGCCGCTAAAGTTGCTTCGGGAGAAAATCCGAGGTAAGCTAAGAGTAGGAAAGAGGCCCGCTGAGCGGGCTTAACTTTAGCCACAAAAGTTGCTTCGGGGGGTCGGGAAACCGGCCCCTCAAGGAAAGGTGACTGATGTACTCGCTCGCACAGAGCATCGGAGTCAAGGGAGCGGCCGGCGAGCCGCTTCCCAGCCCCTTCAAGGGACTCCAGAAGCAGGAAGTCGAGTTCCGCCGAGGTGAGTTCAGCCTCGTAGCCGCTGGCCCTGGTACGGGTAAGTCGCTCTTCGCTCTCAACCTGGCCATGTACGGCAACCTGCCCTGCCTTTACTGGTCCGCGGACTCCGGGGCCGCTACGCAGCTCTCACGCGCCACGGCCATCATCACGGGCGACAGCGTGAAGAGCATCAAGAAGAAGCTGGTAGACGACGACTTCGGCGACTACGTGGGAGCCCTCGGTCAGCGCTGGTGGGTCCGCTTCAACTACGACGCCAGGCCCTCACCAGCCGACATGGAACGTGACCTCGCGGCCTATCACGAGGTGTTCGGCTGCTACCCGCATCTGTGCGTAGCCGACAACATCACCAACATCGACGGAGGCGAGGTCGGCGACGCCGAATCCTTCACCTTCGGCCTGGAAGGTATGTGCGAATACCTGGCCGAGATGGCTCGGGAAACCAAGTCGCACGTCCTGGCCCTGCATCACGTGGTCGGAGAATTCTCCGATGGACTCAAGCCCATTCCGCTCAGTGGCGTTAAGGGCAAGATCGGCCGAGTGCCGTCGCTCATCCTCACCATTCACAAGGAAATCGACGGCATGGACAGCACCATCCTCCATGTGAGCGCGGTGAAGAACCGCGAAGGCATGGTCGATGCGAGTGGCGAGACGTTCTCCTCGTACGACTTCAACAGGACCAACATGCGTCTTACTGATATCGACGCTGAGTTCTAAGTCACATCCTAAAAGTTGCTTCGGGAGAACGAAGCGCGTAAACTCAGAAGTAGAGGGGAACGGAAATGAAGCAGCAGTTCACGGGTAGCGGATACACCATCGAGAAGGAGATCGTAGACGTGCTTCTCGAAAAGCAGCCCGAAATCTCTGCCGACGACATCAAGCAGGCCGGCGGTGGAGTCGTCGCCGTAATCCTTCAGGTGAAGGACAACCGTCGATTCAATCTCAGGAGCCTGGCCCGCGATCTCGTCCGAGCTGGTGGCCGCGGTATCCATGTCGCCGCAATCAGCCTCCCTACGGCCCAGGGCCGCACCTGGAAGGTCGTCCCCCTCGACTATCTTCGCGACCTGGCCGACGGCATGAACGACATGAAGATGCAGCTCCGTCTTGAGGCGGCCCTCCGACGTGGCTGAACCTCGCAAGGGCTATCGCCAGTGCGAGAAGTGCAGCAAGAACCGGGCGGAGAAGTTCTACACGCCCCGAGGCAAGGTCTGTAGCACCTGCCGCAAGGCCACCAGGCGGACCGCGTCTCGAAACGCCCGCCTACAGGCCACCTACGGCCTCACGAACGAGGAATACCAAACTCTCTTCGAGGCCCAGGGCGGACGCTGCGCAATCTGCCAGGAAACCCGTCGCACAAACCTCGCCGTAGATCATTGCCACAAGACCGAGGCAATTCGCGGTCTCCTCTGCCAGCGCTGTAACGGACAGCTTCTGGCGCGAGGTGCACGAGACAGACCCGAAGTGCTCCGACGAGCAGCTGACTACCTGGAGAACTTCCCTGCATGGGAAGTACTCGGCCCCCGGTACACATACGACAAGGACTCGTAATGCCCGATGGCACCAACGTTGACGCCCGCGAATGGCGCGGGAATCGGAAGTCGTACGTCGACTCCTACCGCCGCTACGACTTTCCCGTCAGCACGAGGAAGATCGAAGATGAGCAGCCCGAAGCCTCCGATCAGTGAAGTCCTGAATCACTACTACGGAGTGCCAGTCCAGCCCCGTAGTGGCTGGCAAAAGATTCTGTGCCCGCTGCACAACGAATCCAACCCGAGCGCATCCGTCAACACGGATAGGCAGCGCTGGAGCTGCTTTGCCTGTGATGTACGGGAGGACAGCTTGGACGTGATCATGCGAGAGGAAGGCTGTGGCTTCAAGCAGGCCCAGGAATTTGCAGATGGCCGGTTCAGTGCTGGCGGCGAAGGAGTACTTCAGTCAGTACGAGGGGAGCCCCGCCGAGGCGTACATGAACGCCCGAGGTTTGGGACCCGTAGCGAGCCGGTTCGGGATCGGGTACGTCGGTTCGGCGAGAACTGGTGACGAGCGGATGACGGGGATGCTTGCCGTCCCCTATTTCCGCCCCGCAGGCGGTGACCATGCCGTCGCCACCATCAGGTATCGGTGCATAGCCGACGAGTGTGTGAAGGATGAGAACGGCGAGTACTACGCACCAACCCGCAAGGAACAGCACGCGGGACACGGCAAGTACCGGAGCCTTCCCGGTGACCATCCGCGCCTCTACAACACGGCGGCGCTGATCAAGCCGACTCCCTACATCGCCCTGAGTGAGGGGGAGTTCGACGCCGAGGCGTCCGAGCTGGCTGACGTTCCCTGTGCTGGCACCCAAGGCACCTCCGCCTGGCTGCCGTACTTCGATCCGGCCTTCGTCGGGTTCGAGGCGGTTTTCATCATCGCCGACGACGACGAACCGGGAATCGCCGCAGCCGACAAGCGGGCAGCGGAGATGCCGAACAGCAAGGTCATCGTCCTCGGGGACGGGCACGACATCAATTCATTCATTCACACACATGGTGTGGACGAGTACCGGAAGAGGCTGGGCCTGTGAAGTCGAAGTGGGAGCCGGGAACGCGAGTCCGAGTCAAGGACGGGGTTAAGGAACTGGGCGGGGCGTTCGGAACCATCCAGGCCGTGAATTACGCCGAGTGGACCGAGGCCACCGCCGTCCTCCTGGACGACGACGAGTGGCGGATGGGTGCCTGGTTCGGGGATGGCGAGCTGGAAGAGGTGACCGTATGAGCCTGCGCTTCAAGGTCGGAGACCGTGTGGTTGTGGTGGCTCCCGCGGCCTACCGCCCGAGTGACATCGTGGCCGGCCTCTACTCGGACAAGGTGGGAGTCATCAGCAGTGTCTACGCCGATGCGAGCCTTCCTTACCCCTACGAGGTGACCTTCGAAGGTGGCGGAAGCCTCTGCTTCACCGATAACGAGCTGATCCACGAAAGCGAGTTCCTGTTGGCCACGGCTGACCTTTCTTCTGCCTCAGAAGTTGTTTCGGGGGACACGCACGATGCCGTGAACCACCCGGCTCACTACACGTGGCTTCCGGGTGGCCTCGAAGTCATCGACATCACCAAGAACTTCGGATTCGTCCGAGGCAACGCACTCAAGTACCTGTTCCGTGCCGACTTCAAGGGCCGCACGGCCGAGGACCTGAAAAAGGCCCGCTGGTACATCGACTACGAAATCAAGCAGCTTGAGGCGGAGGAAACCCAGTGAAGCGAATAGTCGTCATCAGTGACACGCAGATGCCCTACGAGGACAAGCGCGCGATGCGCAACGTCATCAACTTCATCGGTGACTACAAGCCTGACGAGGTAATCCAGATCGGGGACCTGGTGGACTACCCGGCCCCGTCCCGCTGGACGGCCGGCACTCGGTACGAGTTCGCCGGTGGAGTCATCCGAGACTCCGAGTACGCCAAGACCAACTTCATGGCTCCGCTCCGTGCCGTTTACGACGGCCCGCTGAAGATCCTCAAGGGCAACCACGACGAGCGGCCGGAAAAGTACCTGGAGAAGAACGCCCCTGCCCTGGCCGCTGACGACGTGCACTACCGCTTCGAAAGCCTGCTCGATTTCGACGGATTCGGGGCCGAGCTGGCAGAGCCCTACTACGCCTTCGCCCCCGGTTGGGTGGCTATCCACGGACATGAGTCGCCCGGCCTCAATCAGGTCGCCGGACGCACCGCGGCCATGAAGGCAAAGAAGGCCGGTGCCTCCGTGGTCATGGGCCACACTCACCGGCTGGCCGTTTCCCCCGAGTCCCACGGGTTCGGCGGAAGGCTGAAGACCATCTACGGCTTCGAGGTTGGTCACCTCATGGACGTGCGTAAGGCCGGATACCTGAAGAACGGTCCGGCCAACTGGCAGCGAGGATTCGGCCTCTTCTACGCCTCGAAGTACGGAGCCACCCCGCACGCCATCCCGGTTGAGGACGACGGCTCCTTTGTCGTGGAAGGCGAGCGATACGGGGCCATCAAGCGCGGCACTAACGGCAAGTTTGCGAAGGCGGAGAAGTGACTGACCTCAACTGGGACCACATCAACGAAATTGCGCAGAAGGTCTCCAGGGAGATGGCCCTGAAGTGGCCGGTCGTTGAAGCCGAAGATGTTCAGCAGGAAATCTTGGTCCACATGGTCGAGCAGGCGTCCTACATCGCCAAGCGCCAGGACGACGACGAGTTCCTTCGGAAGGTGGCCTGGCGAGTCGCCAAGCAGTACGCGTCCAAGGAACAGAATCAGCGGGACCTCATGGACGGGCAGTACTACTACACGCCCGAAGAGGCCCGGAATGCACTGCGGACGTTCATGTACACCGACGAGGAAGTGTCTGCCCTCATCGGTAAGAAGGACGACCTGTCCAAGTGCCGGATCACCGACAACATCATGTCGGCCCGGCTGGACGCCTCAGCCTCCATGCGCAAGCTGACCGACCGCTACCGAGACGTTCTCACGAGGATTTTCATTTACGGCCTGCCTCCCAAGGACGACGCCGAACGCAAGATGTCGTACCGCGCCGTGGACGCCCTTGCCATCGCCATGAACAGCCACCTGCGCACCGGAAAGGCCGCCGCATGATCGAGACCCGCAAGCACTACGCCGAGGCAAACGTAGAGATCACGGTCGTCTACGACGACGGGCCCGAGAGCCTGACTTACGTCCTGGTGGCCACCGAAGAGGGCACCGCGGAATTCAACCTCACCCCCGCCGACCTCAACGGCCTGACGGCCGTCCTGAACGAGGCCCAGGCCGCGAAGTACCGACACAACCTCTCCTTCTGAAAGGCACTGCATGACGTTCCCTACTGAGACCGCCCAGACCGTCTACGAGCGCACCTATCGGCGCGAGAAGCCGAACGGGGACCTGGAGACCTGGCCCGAGACTGTACGTCGAGTCGTGGACGGCAACCTCGCCCTTGTTGCGCCGCGCTACATCGAGGCGGGCGAGCGTGACGCCCTGGTCGAGCTGATCGAGAACTTCAAGCTGCTGCCCGCAGGCCGGCACCTGAAGTCGAGCGGTGTGAACGACTACGCGCTCAACAACTGTTGGGCCGCTGGCTGGGACTCCAGCAAGCCCGAGGAGCACTTCTCCTTCACATTGCTCCGCCTCGCTGAAGGAGGCGGTGTCGGCAGCAACTATTCGAACCGGTACCTGCACGACTTCCCGACTGTCGAAAACGCCCTGCGCGTCCACATCGTGTGCGACCCCTCGCACCCGGATTACCTCGACATGGTGGAAGCCGGTCTGATCTCCACCGAGTACGCCTACACGTGGGCTGGTGCCTACGCGGTAGAGGACTCGCGGCAGGGCTGGGCAGACGCCCTGTCCGACCTGATCCGGACCGCACACCGCACGGACGTGCAGCACGTGAACCGGGTCTACGACGTGTCCCGGGTCCGGCAGAAGGGTGCCCCCCTGAAGTCGTTCGGTGGCACCGCGAGCGGTCCCCAGCCGTTCGCCGAGCTGCTGATCAACGTCGGGCAGATCCTCAACGACGCGGCAGGCTGGCCGCTGTCGGGCATGGACGCTATGTCGATCGACCACGAGATAGCCCGCTGCATCGTGTCTGGGGGCGTTCGCCGGTCGGCTCGTATGTCGATCATGCATTGGGCTGACGGACAGATCGAGTTGTTCTTGGCGTCCAAGGCCGACATGACGCAGCACTGGACCACCAACATCAGCGTCGAGATCGACACCGACTTCATCGAGAAGGCGAAGGCAGGCGACTACAAGGCCACTCAGGTACTCGCGCACCTCGCCGAAGGTGCACTCTCCAACGGAGAGCCCGGCTTCTGGAACAGCAGCCTGACCGCAGAGGGGGAGGTCGACGGCACCTTCACGACCAACCCCTGTGGAGAGGCGACCCTCACCCCGTGGGAGCCGTGCAACCTCGGCTCGGTCAACCTGGGTGCGTTCGCGGACCGGTCCGGCCTGGTCGATCACGAGGGCCTGGAGCAGGCCCACCGGCTCATCACTCGGTACCTGATACGTGCCACGTGTGCTCCGGTGGAGGACCCCAAATCCGCGGCAGCCATCGCGAAGTACAGGCGAATCGGGGTGGGTCATCTCGGCTTCGCCGATTACCTGGCCAAGCAGGGCATTCGGTATTCGCAGGCGTTTGACGACTTGGGCGTGCGGGCGGACCTTCGTCTGTTCGCGGATGCCGTGGACAAGGCGGCGCGTGAGTACGCCAACATCATGCGCATCCCGGTCCCGATCAAGTCGCGGGTGGTTGCCCCCACGGGCACCACTTCGAAGGTGGCCGGCGCGTCGGGTGAGGGCATCCATGCTCCGTTCGCGACGTTCTTCAACCGGCGAATTCGGTTTTCCATGCTGGAGCCCGAGGAGGCCAAGAAGGTGGAGGAGTACAGGGAGAAGGGCTATCAGGTGGAGCCGTGCATCTACGCGGCGAACACCATGGTCGTCACCATCCCGACGAAGGACCCATTGGTGGATCAGGTCTTGGACCCGTCCTACGTCGAGCATGCCGGGCAGCTCACCCTTGAGCAGATGCTCTCCGTACAGGCCCTCTACCAGGAGCTATGGGCCGACCAGGCGGTGTCCTACACGGCCTCCGTCGACCCGTCCAAGTACGACCAGGAGGACGTGATGGAAGTCCTTCTGCGGTTCATGCCCGAGCTGAAGGGGTCCACGATCTTCCCCGAGCTGAGCCGTGCCCAGGCTCCGTACGAGCGGATCACCGAAGAGGAATACCGCAGGCAGGCAACTGCCCGCGGAATAGAGGTTTCTGACACCTCGTATGACGAGGTCTGTGCGTCAGGTGCCTGTCCCATTTAATTGATGTGACCCCTTTCACTGCCCCAGAAGTTGCTTCGGGGGGTTGTTTCGAGGGAAAATGAAGACAGAGGGAAGAGAGGAAAACGACTTGAGCTACCCCGATCCTTTCGACGATCGATCCCCGTGGGATGAGCCGTCGACCCCCACCGATACCGCCACCACTGCACCGGAGACGCCTATGACCACTCCCGCCGCCACGTACGCCCCCAACCCGTTCAAGATCGGCCTGACGTTCAAGGCGTCGAGCGGCTATGACGCGGAATGGATCACGCCCACCATCTACGGCGCGACTGCCGACGAGGTGGCCTCCCGCACGGTCGAGCTGGTTCAGGCCCTCAAGGACCACGGCGTCATCGAGCTGACCAGCAAGGCAGCCCAGTACACCCGAGAGCAGTTCAAGGGCGGTTCTGGTGGCGGAGGTTCAGCCCCGAAGCGCTTCGAGAACGGCCGAGTCGTGAACAAGGGCGCGGCCCCCTCTGGCGGTCCTGCCGATGACGACTGTGCTCACGGCCGGAAGCTGGTCGAGAAGGGCACATGGGCGGCCCTCTTCTGCCAGGCGCGCGAGAAGAGCGACCAGTGCGAGCCGCTGTGGCGACAGAAGGACGGCAGCTTCAAGGCCAAGTAGCGCCTTCTCTCTTCCCCTAAAAGTTGTTTCGGGGGGTCAGGTGTCCGGCCTGGCCCCCCTCTCTTCCCCGGAGAGTCATGACTGACGTCACCTTCCGCAGTGACATGTACGTCGACCTGATGAAGTCCGACGCCAAGGATTTCGATGTGGCGATGGCGGCCCGAGTGTCCACCCTCGGCGCTGACGGACTCGACCTGAACAAGCCTGTCGAACCGCTCATCAACTACCTGATGCGTGACCGGCACGGCAGCCCTTTCGAGCACACCTCGTTCACGTTCTACGTCGAGGCACCGATCTTCGTAGCCCGCGAGTTCTTCCGCCACAGGGCCGGATTTTCGTACAACGAGGAGTCGGGTCGCTACAAGGAATTGCAGGGCGTCTTCTACGTCCCGGCCGACGGCCGGCCCCTGCGGCAGACCGGAAAGCCTGGTGCCTACGAATTCACCCTAGGCACCTACAAGCAATACATGGCTGTAAGCGGCGACCTGAAGCGAATCAGCACCGAGGCATACGGCACATACAAGCGCCTGCTGGATCTCGAAGTTGCCCGCGAAGTCGCCCGCATGGTGCTCCCGGTCAACATCTACACGTCGTTTTACGTGACCTGTAACGCCCGAAGCCTCATGCACTTCCTGAGCCTCCGCACGAAGCGCGAGAACGCCCGCTTCCCCTCCGGTCCCCAGCTCGAAATCCAGATGGTTGCCGACCAGATGGAAGAGCACCTTCGAAACCTCATGCCGTACACCGCAGCCGCATTCGACAAGCACGGAAGGGTTGCCCCGTGATGAAAGCAGTCGCAGGAGCCCTCGCCCTGGTGCTCTTCATCGGAGCTGATGTCTGGGTCTGGACATCGGCCCCATGCGGCCTCTGGACCTACGCCAAGGCAGGAGAAACACCCGCCCGGTGTCTGATGCACCCTTGACCAATTTCAATCACGTACTCGTCACCGGCTGGGATAACGGCGGAGTCGAAATCTCCTGCCTGCTCTGCGGTGAAGACATCGCCGCTGGTGGCTGTGACTGCTGCGAAGAAAACCAAGTCCTTCTGGCTGACCTGATTCAGGCGTCCCGTGACCACATGTGTAAGGAGCCCTCGAATGTATGACTCCGCGGACCTTCTCTCCGTCTTCCTCGTGGGCCTGGTCGTAGGGGCCGGCCTACTGCTGAGCATCCTTATCCGGGCCGCCCGAAAGGCGATGCAGCAGTGATCGAGTTCCTACAGCACGTCGCCGGATTCCTTTTCGGCTACCTGCTCGCCCGTCTCATCATCCGCGCTTTCGAAGGAACCAAGTAATGGCTGACATCATCCGCGTCACTGTCGTCTTCGAGTACGAGCCCGTTGCCGAGAACTACGGCGACCACGCCCATTCCATCGAGGCCATGGCCAAGCTGGACGAGGACGTAAACAACTGGGTCGACTACCCCGACGCGTACGAAGATGACCTCGTTTCCGTGACGTACGAGGCGGTTTCCAATGCCTCCTGAGCGAAATCGGGCCGTTCTCTTCGCAGAGGCCGGCGCACGCCCAACCGTGAATAGCGAGGGCGAGGAAACCGTCACCGTAACGGCGACATTCCGTGCTGACGGCTACTCCTCCACCGAGCAAGTTCACATCAGCCTCTCGGCCGCCGCGACGCTGTATTTCGACCTCTCCGCGGCCCTCGAATTCCATACGGGGGACTGATGGTCGCCACGGCTCTCATCTCATTCATTCTCGGCATCTCTGCCGGTTCGGTCCTCACCTACCTGTTTACGACGCTGCGCCTGTAGAGGCGGAAAGGTCCCGATGCTCAGACTCTCCTACACGATCAAGCGTCAGACAGTACAGATCAACGTCTGTGAGACGCCTTGGGACCTTGACCGCTTCATCGACTTCGTGGAAGCCAATCCGGCCCTTGGCTGGGACACGGAAACCACGGGCCTCAACTGGTGGGATGCCGACCGCGGCTTCCGAGTGCGACACGTCCAGTTCGGCAACGCACACGAATCCTGGGTGCTCCCCGTCGAGTACAACCCTGAGTTCGTAGCTGCCGCCATCTGGGCCGTACGCAGGGCGAAGGTGCTCATAGCCCACAACGGGACCTTCGATCAGCACGTGTTCGAAGCCTGCCTCGGCATCCCCCTGGAAGAGATCGCGCCCAAGCTGCTCGACACCAAGATCCTCGCCCACCTGGTCGACCCTCGGGCCGTCAAGGAAGGCGGCCCCGGCCTCAAACTCGAAGAGCTGACGAAGCATTACATCGACCTCAAGTTGGCCGAAGAGGTCAAGGGCTCGATGCGGGAGATAGCCAAGAGGTACAAGGTCAAAAAGGAAGACATTTGGCCGATCGTCAAGACGTTCGACCTCGAATTCCTTCTGTATGCGGGCATGGACCCGGTGATTGCCTTCCGGCTCTTCCACATCCTCTACGCCATGGTGCCGGCCCGCTCCAAAAAGAAAGGCCTGATCGGCTGGGAACACCGCTTGGCCCACATCACGGCCAAGCTGGAGCGCACCGGATACCTGGTGGACGAGGCGTACGCCATGAAGCGTGTCGCCGAGTTGCAGGCGGAGGAAATCAAGTGGGTCGAGTTCGCTAAGCAGTGGGTTGAGAACGTCAACTCCAATCAGCAGCTCGTAGCGGCGTTCCAGAAGCTCGGCTTCAAGCTGACCAAGCGGACCGCCAAAGGCAACCTTGCGATGGATGCTGAAGTGCTTGACTCCATCGACCACCCGCTTGCCGAAGCAGTCAAGAGAGCGACCAAGGCCCAAAAGTGGAGGAAGACATGGTTCGAGAACGCCCTTAACGGACGTGACTCTCAGGGTCGGGTGCGGGCATCGATCAATTCGCTCCAGGCGCGCACGGCAAGGATGAGCATTACCGGCTCCATCCCGGCGCAGACGTTCCCCGCAGGGGACGGCTATGTGCGGCATTGCTTCCTTGCTGAAGAGGACGAGGTTTCCGTCTCGATCGACTTCGGAAACATGGAGCTGCGCGTAATGGCTGCCGCCTCTGGTGATCCGGTCATGCTCGATGCATTCCACCGAGACGAAGACCTGCACAACCTGACCGCCATCGCTGCATTCGGGCCCATGCCCGAGGGAGCCGACAAGCACCCGAAGCGAAAGGCGGGCAAGGGCACCAACTTCACCGTCTGTTTCGGTGGTGGCTGGGGCGCTGTCTCCTCTCAGTGGGGCATTGAGGAGTCCGACGCCAAGCGAGCAGTTAAGGCGTTCTGGGATACGTACGTCGGTGTCAAGGCTTTCTCGGAGAAGCTACAGAAGGAAGCGCGGCGTACCGGTTACGTCTACACCGCGACCGGCCGGCGTCTGCCTGTAGACCACGATCGGGCTTACGCCGCCTTGAATTACTACATCCAAAGCAGTGCACGGGACATCACTGCCCGAGCGCTTATCGAGTTGGACCGCGCTGGGTTTACCCCCTGGGTTCGTCTCGTGATTCACGACGAGATCGTTTTCTCCTTCCCCAAGGAGAGGGCGAAGGAACTGACCGAGCAGGCGGCCCGAATCATGGAGTTCGTCTTCAAGGGCCTGTTGGTCCCCGCGGATGGCGAGATCGGTGAGCGCTCTTGGGGTTCCGTCCTGGAACTGGAAGACAGCAAGCACTAGGAGAACGAATGAAGCTGAGTGAGCTGATCATCGATGCAGTGAAGCAGTTGCAGGAGCACGGAGACATCCCCGTCGTCATTCCGGACTCCGGATGTGGCTGCTGTAAGGGCTACACCTACGACCCTGCTGAGCCCGTGGTCGAGAAGGAGATCGAGGCGTACGGCACGCGCTACACCAAGCTCGAAGACGTTCCCGTGGCCTACGTGGTGCGGTGAGCCCTTGTATGACGACTTCGAGGTAATCGAGGACTGCGAATGGTGCCAAAACCATGAGTCCGTAGGGCTTTTCAACATGTACGACGTAGAAACCGGCCTGTGTGCCGAATGTGCAGAAGACAACGACGCGGAGCGATGCGAATGAACGAGAACGAGCCCAACGTGAACCCCTTCCAGTCCTTCTTCAACGAGCTGGAAGACCAGTTCAACGAGGCCCTTATGGAGAAGCGGGCCTCCGTGGCTGTCTCCGTCGCAGGGGTCGCCGGCCTGGTCTACCGCTCCGCAGTCGCCGAAGGCGTACCGGCCGATCTGGCGAAGGCTTTCGCCGCCGAGTACTGGGACCGCGAGATGAACCCCCCGATCATCGCGGAGGCCGGTCCGCTCTTCGACCTGGACGAGGAGGACGAGTGAGGTACCTCGTCCTAGTGGCGGTCATCGCCGTCCTGGTGATGGCCCTCACGGGGTGCGAGACGGACGACCGGAAGTGTCTCCAGTCGCATACCGACCTCATGCCCATAACCATGGTCAACGCCCAAGGGCAGCCCTACATCACGTGGATGCCCGTGGACACCTGTGACAAGTACGAGGAGCCGACGAAGTGAGGTCGTACAAGGTCCGCTGGACCGACGACGAAGGGCGACACATCACCTCCGTGTGCAGCTACAGCGAACGTGCCGCCCAGGCGCGTGTGCGGTTGCTGGAAGAGGCTGCCGCCTCGGACATCGAGACGTTCGAGGTCGACCCGTTCACGGGGGAGCCCAAGTGACTAACCGGCCTGACTGGGACGCGTACTTCCTGGGCATCGCGAAGGCTGTGGCAGCCCGCGGTGACTGCCTGCGGAAGCAGGTCGGTGCCGTCCTGGTGAGTCGTGACCATCGCATCGTCAGCACCGGCTACAACGGCTCAGCGCCAGGCGGAAAGAGCTGCCTGGCAGGGGAGTGCGAACGGTGTGCTGGAGACGCCCCCTCGGGGTCGTCGTACGAGGGCTGCATCGAGTACCACGCCGAATGGAACGCGATCCTCTGGAGTCGTCCGGAGGACAGGCCCGGAGCCACGCTGTACGTCACGTTCAAGCCCTGTGGTGACTGCTCGAAGCTGATCGCTGGTGTGGGCATCACTCGCGTGGTGTGGGACTCGGGCGACTCGGCGGGCTGGTACGGGACGCCGCCCCAATTCATTCATTCCTGACCAAAAAGTTGTTTCGAGGGGTTCTGTGCCCCGGACATGCGAGGACCCCCCGACGCGGGATGTCGGGGGGTCCTGTTGTGAGGAGACTAAGAGTTGAGCACCTTCGAGCCGATCAGTGTTGACGACTGGGTGACGCGGGAGCTGGGCAGCATCCTGCCTCTGCCCGAGGAAGCTAACCGAGAACTGCGAGCGATCCTCGGCCTTGCTGAGCACTCGACTTACGAGGGATGACCTTGATCAGGTTGGCGTCGAACGGTGCCCTCTTAGACCGACCCTCGGGGATGGGCAGGATGATCGCGGCGTGCATGATGCGGCCTATGGCCATGCGCTTCTGAGTCAAGTCCATCCCATCCCACTTCGACCGGTCCCAACCGGAGTAGGTGTTGTTCGCGGCCTCGATCGCCGCATGCTCCCTACGGTCCTCTTCCAGGGTCGCAATCTGCTCTTCAAGCTGCGGCGTCAGCCGGTAGAACTGGTCGTCCGACACGGCTCCCTCCATCCATCTGGATTCGAGGGAGTCTTTTTTCGTTTTCAGGGCCGTCAGCTTCTCTTCGCCCTCCCACGGAGTCGTCTTCGCCTCCGCGTGCTTGAACTCCGCTTCGAGGGCCCGCTTCACCAGCTCTTCAAGGAACTCATCAACCTTCTGCAAGCTGCGGGCCGTCTTCCCGCAATCCAAGGTCACGCACTGATAGACGCAGTTGTCCGGGTTGCTCTTCGTCGGCCGGCGCACCCCTCCCATCTTGGCGTTGCAGATGGCCTTACCGTCTCTGCGAGTAGCGCCACACCGCAGGAAGCCGCTGAAGAGGTACTTGCGCGCACGGGACTCGGGGGCACCAGGAACCTTGCCTCCGCCGTTGGTCAGGCGCATGCCCCGCTGCGCTCCGCGGCGCTTTGACAGGTCGCGGATCGCTTCCCACTCTTCAACCGTGGCAATCGTCTCCCACTTACCCATGACCGGCTCACCCGTCTTGGCGTCCTTGACGATCTCGCCGTGTACCTGGCGCATGCCGCAGATCACGGGATTGACGAGGAGCTGGCGGACCGTTTCTCCGTACCAGGGCTTCCCGGACGCTCCGACCGATCCCAGTTCGTTGAGGTCTCGGGCGATCGTCTTCCAGGCTTTGCCTTCGAGAGCCCAGTCGATCATCTTGCGGACGTAGGGGGCCTCGGCGGGGTCGAGGACCATGTTCACGGCCCGGCCCTCTTTGGGGTCCTGGGCGAGCCAGCCGAAGCGGCGTCGGCCGCCGGGAGTGGTGCCGTCCTGGGCACGTCTGCGCATGTTGCGCAGGATGCGTTCCTTCGTCTTGGAGACCTCGCCCTCGGAGACTCCCGAGTTGACGAGTCCGACGATGTTGCCACCAACGCTGTGGATGTCGTAGGGCTTGCCCCGCTCGATGAAGATGCCGTCAGGCTCGGAGATCACGGCGCGACGGAAGCGGATGTAGTCCTCGGGCAGTCGCCAGACTCGCTCGTACTCGGTGGCGACGATGGCGCGGACGGGGAAGCCCTCGGGGACCTTCCGGTGGAGCATGGCTCGGGTCATCTCGCGGAAGCTGGGGCGGACGACGTCCGGGTCAGCCGCGGTGATGTTGTTGTCCTCGTAGAAGCGGACGATGGCGATGCCGTGCTCTGCCGCTGCCTCTTCGTTGCCCTCGTGCTGGTGCCGGACTCCTCGCCCCTTCTCCTTCGTCTTGGCGCTGGTGCTGGATCTGAGGGCCTGGTCCCCAGAGATCCGGGCGTAGTCGATGCCCGGTATCCGGTCCCCTAGCCACTGCTCGAAGGTCTGCCCCTCGGACAGGGCTCTGACCAGGTCAGGGTTCAGGTAGCTGCGCGAGGTGCCCGCCATGAAGTAGCCTCCAGGTAGTTGCTTCGGGAGTTGCTTCGGGTGATCGTAGCAGCTTCATACATGTTTGCCGATTGACTAAGACGAATGGATCGGCCAACATGGGTTCAGCGAAGACACGGCGACGGAGCCGACCGCAGGAGACGTACTGAAGCAGAAGGAGGGAGGCGGCATCCCGAACTTCGTACACATGCACCCCACCGAGACCGTTGGGGCCGCAGTTGAGGTACTGAGGGAGTTCGGGGTATCGCAGATGCCGGTAGTGGCAAAGGGTGCTGGGCATCCCGATGTGATGGCCCCCGAGGTGATCGGGGCGGTGGACGAGCGAGTGTTGCTTCACGCACTCTTCGCCGATCGCGCCGGGTCAGGGGACCCGATCGAGAAGCACATGAGCCCGCCACTGCCGGTTGTCGGATCGGGAGAACCGGTAGCACGGATGATGTCCGTGTTGGAAGGACGGGACGCGGCGGTGGTCCTGGTGGACGGCAAGCCCACCGGAGTGATCACCCGCCAAGACCTCTTGGCCTTCCTTTCCGACTCCACCGGCTGACGGCACGTCCCCTGCGGGACAAGACCTGTGCGGAGGAGAGAACCATGGCTAAGAAGATCGAGACCTACCCGACCGTGGACGAGTGGGTTTCCAAGCAGCTCGAAACGCTGCTTCCGTCCATAGACCGGGACACCTGGGCAGAACTGTGGACCGTCCTGAACCCGGACAGCAGCCACCAGGCCGAAGCAGCCTGACTCCTCCGCCTCAGCTAGACGCCCCCGGCCGATGGCCGGGGGCGCTGTGCTGTCTAGGGGCGGGTCATGCGGTGCAGGGGTACATGCTCCGCGCAGTGTTCAGGGTGGCTCGGCAGCGACGGCAGGCCACAGAGGTAGCCGTACACCATCACCTCTCTAATCGAGTCGTCTCCCTGGGCAAAGGACATAGGGCGGGCCACCATGCGGCGGCAGGTCTTGTCAGCCTTCGTCAAGATCCATCTTTCATCCTGTTTCAACTACAAAGAGTGTCAACCAGGCGGGCCGCCCAAATATGCCTGTCATATGCAACTTTTCTCCGGAGGCTGGCCGCAGGGGCGCGAAGCGCCCGCGAGGGTCCGGAATCGCGCACAGGGGGGCCTGTAGCGCGTGCAGACATCAGGCGGCCCCGATCGGCTCGGGGGAGAAACGACCGGGGCCTAACCAGCGGGCAGTACTCGGGGGGGAGACCACTGCCACGCTGGCACCCTTCGGGTGCCCATATGCGCTCGGCATATTCATTCAGACACAGAGGAACCCCCCGTGTTGATGTCACGGGGGGTTCCACTGCGACCCAGGAACACTGCGTTGCCCCCGGACCGTGGCACAGCTTATTTCATTCATTCCCTGGGCGTGTGGGAGAGCTACAGCAGCCGTTGAAGACCCACCCCGGCGCGACCGTCCAAAGAGGCTCCGGGGTGGGTGCTTAGCCCTCGCCTGCCCACCACGGGGGGAGCAGACAGGCGAGGAGTCATGAGGCGGGACGCGAGTCCCACTGCTGGTTGTAGGACCGTATGTAGTCCCGCACGATTTCGCAGCATGGCTCGCAGAAGTAGGCCGGGGCCGTCTGTCCGTCGTGCTCCACTGGCCCAATCCACACAACCAAAGTCGTCGTGTGGCACTTCAGGCACCAGCCGCGGACTAACGGCCGACGCGTCACTTCGGCTCCACCAGGGCGTAGTCCTCGAAGATGCGCTTGTAGCGCTTGTGCCCCGTCTCGGCAGTGTGCTCGGCCATCCAGTCGTTAGCGGCCTCGTCGCCGCCCAGCACGGGGGATGCCGCCTTGCACTCCACTTCGTCCCCAGACACGCAGACGGCCTTCCAGGTCAGTTCCCCGGACGGGTCCTGCTTGGTCACGTAGTCGATGAACCTCAGCACTGCTCTCACAGGACGATGTGCCCGATCTTCTTCGCATAGACCTTCAAGAGCGCCTGGGTGAAGACACCGGTATCCCGCATGTACTCGAAGGCCGTGTAGGTCGTCGTCAGCCGTGTAGGACGCTTCGGTTTGTCCAGGTGGGCATACGCCATGCGGTACAGCTTCATGACCTCCTCGTCGTCCTCCGCCCCGAGGTCTTCGGACAGGAGAAGGGACAGGAGCCCGATCACCCGAGTCGTCTTGAAGTCGATGTCCTCACGAGTGGAAGTGCTCAGCTCCATGGCCAGCACATCGTTCGTGACGGCAGTGATCGTCTCGACGTCGATAGCGCTGCTGTCACCTGTCTCAGACTCATGGATCACGCTGAACACCACGCTTCTCCCTCCGGTGATCTCTCACGCCATACGTAACCGTGTGATCACAGGCGGCGGTACCTTGGGAGCAAGAGCGTTTCCTGAAAGCCCTGAAAGTTGCCGGGGGTTGGGCATGAGCAAGGGACCGAACGAGAGCCTGGCGCGGCTCGTACGCGAGTCTGGGCTGACCTACAGCGCGTTCGCCATGGCCGTGAACAAGGTCGGGACGGAGAGCGGCCGGCCTACCCGCTACGACGACTCCGCGGTGACTCACTGGCTCGCTGGCACCATGCCGCGCAAGGAAGCTCGGGCCGCAATCCTCGAAGCGATGTCCCGTCGCCTCTTCCGTCCTGTCACGCACGCCGAGGCAGGGTTCCCCGCCCCAGAAGGCAATGGATCTCCACTAGGTACGGTGGAAGGTCTCTTGGACCTGGGGAGGCAAGACATGGACCCGTCTCGAAGGAGCGTCCTGGGCGCAGCCCTGTTCTCCGTGGCGCTGACCATTCCCGACTGGCCCGACGTAGTGGGGCGCACTGAAGCCTTCGCAGCGGGCAAGGCGACGCGTATCGGTATGGGCGAAGTACAGATGGTCGAGGCGATGACCGAGCGCGTGAGCGGCCTGGACGACGAGTTTGGCGGCCGACATGCCCGCCCCATGGCTGCCACCTTCCTCGTGAACACTGTCGCGGGCTATCTGAAGGCCCAGGCGCCTGACTACGTGCGCAAGGCGATGATGAGCGCCGCTTCCGACCTCTGCTACCTCACTGGCTACATGGCAGTGGACGAAGGACTTCACGGCCTGGCTCAGCGGTACTACCTCAAGGCCCTGGAACTGGCCGGGGCCGCAGATGACCACCTGACCTACTGCACGACGCTCCGGGGCATGTCCGTGCAAGCGGTAGACCTCGGTCATGGGACCCATGCAATGCGTCTTGCCGACGCCGCGGCAGCAGCCTCCCCACAGGCCGGCCCCCGAATGCGGGCCTTCCTCGCAGGACAGCAGGCACACTCCGCTGCACAGCTCGGAAATAGGGACGAGGCCCTTCGGTACATGAAGGAAGCGGAAAAGGCGATGGAGGTGGCCGAGTCCCAGAGCAAGGCGTTCGGCTCCTACGACCCGTCCTCCCTCATGTACCACCTCGCACAGGTCCGTCACGAGCTGGGCGACGATGCCGGGGCCGTTGAGTCCATGATCGAGTCAAACCAGCTTCGACACAGCGTCTATAGGCGTGCTAAGGTGCGCCACCTCGGTTTGACAGCAGAGCGTCAGCTTGCTATAGGGCACCTCGAAGCCGCAGTGAAGTCCTGGGATGCCGCTTTGGACGATTATCCGGTGGTTCAGTCCGGTAGGTGCGATGAGCGTATGCGGGAAATGGTCTCCGTACTCACCCCCCACTCGAAGAACGTGCAGGTCAAGGCACTTCTGTCGCGTGCCAGGGCTGTAGGAGTCCCTGTAGCAGTCTGAGGCCGGCCCCCCTCTTGGGTGAGGGGGTCAGTGCATAAGTAACAGCTCATCAGACTCTCTGTCTGAGGGTATATAAACCCCTTACAAAAAAGATGTATGTGTCAGCGGGCACTTTTAGAGGACGTCAGAGCCTCAAAGTGTGCCGCGGATCACCCCCACCCTCTTAATTCATTCATCCAGATGCCCTGACGAGGCGTCAGCGAGCCCAAACGGGCCGGTCAGAGGCCCTGAGAGCCGCCAGGAGGGCCCAGAAGGGGGTCTGAGGGGGGTTGGGAGGGGTTAGGGGCCGACAGGCCGGCACCGAGCTGTCTGCGGGCTTCAAATTCCTTAAACTCGTACACGTATCGAGGACAGCACCCCCGGTGGGTCCTCTCTGTATGCATGTATGTATTACCCCCGTGTGTGTATGTGTATGCACGAATGAATGAATACCTATCCGGGGGCTTTATTCATTCACTCAGGCACGAGGGGTGAGGTAGCGCTCACGCTCGGCAACGTTCGGTGTGCTGGCCGGACGGTTGGGGGGTGCCTAGGGGTGCCGACAGGGCTACCTACTGGCGAGTAATGGTCAAGTGTGTGTAAAGCCTAGACCATGAGCGACCCAATGAATGAATAAAGGCAGGGTCAAGTCGAGGCCCTTTAGGTAAAGCATAGGCAAAGGTAAATCGCCGCCTTTGGACGTGCCAGCCCTTCCCTATGTGGCCTGCGTCACAGGGGTGGGGGGTATAAGTGTCCGTATTACCCACCTATGCCATATTGACATTCCCCTGCATGGTGATCTATCACGCGCATCTTCCCTACTTAGAGTGTGGGCAGGAAGTTGCTTCGGGAGTTGCTTCGGGGGGTGGCTAGACCTAATGTTCTCCATGTCGCCACAACGACCGCGAGGAAAGCCCCTCCGGAAGTACCGCCCCCGCTAAGCGGGGAGATCAGGGAAACCGTAGAGAACGGGCCAGCGCGGACGGAGCGAATGAATTAAAGGGCATGCGTACGGCGTCCCTAGCCCTCACAAGGGGCCATACGACCGGAGCGCGAGTTACTTGATAACTGAAGAGTGGATAGGGCGTCTGGCAGCGAATAGGCCAGCATCCGAGCGCGAGTACTGACGTCAGTCTCAGTAGGCGCAGCGCTCCCATAGCCTCACCGGCACTGTGTAGGCAGTGCGACGGGCATCTATGGGGAAGCGAGCAACGAACAGACCGACTTAGGAAGGGTCCTGGGGGCTACTCAGGAGCGATAGGGAAAGCGTGATGACAGGTGTTGACCAGCTAGCTGACAGGGCGTCCTACCCACCTTCTGTCCCATCTAGGGGCCATGAATAGGACACGTCGTCAGCGTGTGCCGAATAGCCGGACCTGATCACCCGGTATCAATAGATCACCCCTGCTTTACGGGCAAAAAGTTGTTTCGAGGGAGCGACGGGCTAGGGCCTGCGATCTCGCCGACTGCACTTGAGAAACGACCCGCTTGCCCAGCTTCACCCTTGCATCACCCTGCAATACCAGCCGACACCACGTGTCCGGCGTGCGACGTAAGGGGCGACTGATACTCGCCTCTACCGGTCACGGCCCTAAGCGTGTGAGGCGCACACATCGCACGTCGAGTGCGTTTGGTGGGGGCAGTCATTCGACTGCCTTACGCCATGTCCACTCGAAACGGAAGAGTGGCGAACACAGCAGCCTAGAAAGGCGCGCGAATGCTTGACCAGAAAGTCACGTTCAACGATAAGCGATACGTCGTGTGGGACGTCTACGGCGTCCACTACCTCACTGGAGAGACGCTTTACACGCTCCGCGCGGTCGACGGTAGCGGGTCCATTTCCGGTATCGGTGCGGGTGATTGGTCGCCCGTACTGGACGGCTACGGCTCCCGCTACTCGAACCCGCGACTGGACATGGGTCGACCCATGGTCACGTGCACTCTCGACCTGATCTGAGAAGGGAAGTAAGGCAATGCGCACTGACACCCGTAAGGCTTCCTGCGGCTGCACTGTGAAGCGCGGCCAGCACACCTACGAACAGAAGGTGTGGACGGTCGACGTGTACGACCGTGCGGGCAACCCGCTGGAAACGCTCGACGTCGTGGCGTCGAGTGGCCGGGCCGCTAAGTCGCGGCTCATGGTCGACCTGTACCGGGCGGGCATCATCGTGACCGCTCAAGGCTGGACGCTCATACCGGCCGGATTCACGACCCGTGAGCGGGAGTGCTGCCGGGATGCCCGGTGGTGCTGGGCATGCCAGATGCGAGCGGATGAGCGCTGCGCATAGCCATGCCCTGAAAGTTGTTTCGAGGGAATGAACGGGCCTAGTCGTATCCCGGCATTGATGTTGCCGGGATGCGGCTAAGTCTGGTCAATCGACCAGCCACATACCTACGCCAGAAAGGCTCCACCATGCTTACTCTCGCCCCTGAATACGGTCACGAAATTGCAGCCTGGCGTGCCAAGTTCACTGAGACTGTCGAGGACTACGCGAGTCAGAGCTACGCCTATTCGCTGGGTCACTTCGAGACGGCGGCCGAAGACAACGACTGGACGCACATTGGCCTGATCATGGACAACCTTCACCCCGCTTCGTCGTCCACCGACCAGCGCTATTACGGGTACGACACGGCCCGTTGGGCGCAGGGTGCGTCGAATGCGGAAGCGATCGAAGAGGCGTTGAACGCTGCGGACGACGGCATGGGTTGGGCCTACGGGCCCGGTGAGACGTACGTCTTTGACGCGGACAATGCGGCGGTTGCTGCGGTCGTCGCGGAACTGGAAGGGGCGTTGGCCTCTTACGGATGGCTGAACGAAGAGCGCGCTTCCGAGCTGGAAGACGAAGAGAACCACCCGGACGACTTCACCTGCCACGCGGGCCACGATTGCGGCTGCTATGTGTCGTCTCACGAATGCTCGGACGTGTTCCGGGACGCTGTGGAGTCGGGCGACATCACGTCGAAGATGACCGAATGGCACTGCATGTACTGCCAGGAAGACAGGGAGATCGGCCGCGAAGAGCGGGCGGTTATGGCGCTCATCCTGGCCCGGCGGTGGCACGAAGAAATTCAGGCGGCCGGTCAGACGACCGTGTTCATGTTCGTCGCATAAAGGTTGTTTCGAGGGGTGGACGCTCTTAGTCGCACTCGCCATTGATGTTGGCGAGTGCGGCTATGTCCGGTCACCCCGGATGCCCGACACATTGGAGGCGCGATGCGCATTCGTAAGTACGTCGCGGGGGCCGCTGCTGCGGTCGTCCTGGTCCTGGCCGGTCACGTCACGGCGCACACCCCTACCGCGCATGACGGCGGGAGCGTGGCCACGTTCAACGACGGTTTCACCGAGAGCAAGTCGGATGACTGCGAGATGGGTTTCGACCCCGCATGTTCCTGGCTCGCCGAGTCCCACTGACACCCCCCAGAAAGGCAACCTCATGTCTCAGTACACCCGTGCCGTTGTCCTCACCCGTTCTGTACGCACCGTGTGTCAGTGCGGGGAGGGCGCAGAGGTGCGCTGCGTGTCGGATGGCTCGCTTGGGCGAGCCCTCGGCCTTACCGATCTGCCCACGGAGTCGGACGCCCGTACCGCGCTCGCAGTGTGGGAGGCAACGCACGAATGCGCCCCCACGGTCGCAGAGCTGATGTCCCTTCTCGGTCTGGACGTGCTCTGACATGCGACTCACTGACGTGCTGTGGTTCACGGCCGAGTGCGGCGAACCGTCCGGCGTACTCCTGCACTTGGGGACCGGCCCGGAACATGCCTACGTGTTCCCGCCGCGGCCGGTGCGGATGGACGTTGGCGACCTGGTGAACGGCCACGCCCCCTTCATCCCGTGGGACCGCTCAGACGCGGTTCTGCGGATGCATTACGAACACCTGCGGTCGACGCACCCCGAATCCCTCTACCTGGACTGAGAGACGCCCCTATGTATGTCGCCCACATCGGCCCGGCCTGGCACAAGCGGTTCAACGACTACGCGGAAGCGGTCGAGTACGCGGCCTCTTACGGGCTCCCGCCCGTGTTCGTTGAGCTGAACCTCTACAAGCGCAAGTACACCCGCTAGCCGGTCGTGTGCCTGGCCCCCGGACGCTCGACGGCCGGGGGCCTCACTCATCACCGGACGCACCACACCACCTATGAAGGGGCACACCATGCCGCGTATCTACGTAGCGAGCCTGACCGACTACAACCACGGCGTCTTGCACGGGGAATGGATCGACGCCGACCAGGACCCGGACGCCATACAGGACGACGTCAATGCCATGTTGGCCGAGTCGCCGACCGCGAAGCGGTACGGGGGCAAGGCTGAAGAGTGGGCGATCCACGATTACGACGAGTTCGACGGTATCGAGCTGGGGGAGTGGGAGTCGTTCGAGCGGGTCTCTGCGCTGGCATCCCTGTTGAAGGACAAGCCGGCCGTCCTCGTGGCCCATTTCGTTGAGGACGGTCACGCCCTCGAAGACATCCCCGACCTGATCTCTGACCGCCTCTTGGGCGAGTACGACGAGAGTACGGAACTGCGGGCGGTCGCAGCCCACCACGCCGAAATGTTCGAGGGACGCTCGGACATCCCCGAGGACATCGCCGCCCACCTGGGCGCGGTCGCCGAGTCCATGGCGCATGACGACATCAACGGTGGCGCGGTCTACACGGTCGAGGTTCGCGGCCCGTCCGGTGCCTCGTTCTACGTGCTGAGCAACGGCTGACGCTCGCCCCTCCCTCTCACATTCACGCCGGGTCATTGATGTTGCCCCGGCCGTTTCCATGCCCACCCGAACAGAAAGGGGCACCCATGGTTCGCTCACTCATTACGCTCGCCGCTCGGCTCCGCCTGAATCCGTACACCGTTGTCCGTGACTGGGACTCGGACATGTTCGATGCGGGATGCGATGACATCCGCGTCCAGGATGACCCCGAGGTATTCCACGTGTGGGCCGCCAATGCCTCGGACGCTTCGGATGAAGCCGACCGCTTGGCCGAAGAGAAGTTCGGGGAAGAGGTCGCGTACTTCCTGCACTCCGTAGCCGTGCTGCGTGGCCACGCCCCGTTGGTGGATGCCCGATGACGGTCAGCACCCTTTCCCGCTTCCGCTGTGCCAAGTACCAGCGCATAGAGGCCGAGTTCGCACATGAGGTCAAGAACCTGCACGGCACGGCGACGCTCAACATGAATGACCAGGTGGCCCGTTCCGCGGCTACGTGGGAGCTGGGGGCGAAACGCTCGATGGCCCGAAAGCTAGACAGCCACTTGCGCCGCTGCGGCGTGTGCCGCTAACCCGAGATAGGAACCCCCCTTGAACATCTGTGACTTCTGCACGGCCAGCGCACCCGAGTGCGTCTACGTGATCCCCATGGGCTTCATGCCGTCCATCGGTGGCGTAATGCAGTTCGATGACGGCCGCTGGAATGCGTGCGCCGAGTGCGCGGCCCTGGTCGACGCTCGCCACCCCGGAAAGCTGGCCGCTCACGTCGTCGGCGTGATGGAGCGCGACGCCCTTAACCCCATGGTCCTGACGGCCGAAGGTCGGGCGGAGCTGCTCGTCATTCTGTCCACCCAATACGCGGCCCTGTTCGACGCCAACCCCTCTAAGGAGAGCCTGTAATGCCCTGGTCCTACGACGTGCACACCTGCGAGAGCGACAGTCACGACGGCTTCTGCGCAATGAAGCTCGTGAACGAATACGGGGAGGACTGGAAGGCCGCTTACAAGGACGCATCCGAGCGTCCGCACGCCTTCGTCATGCTCCGCAACACGGTCAACGGCCGGGAGGCCGTCAGCTTCATGCACACGGCCGGGGGCGGCCGTTGCCACACGTGCGCAAGGCACCGCGGACCGGCCTACGACATGGTGGGCCTCGGCCTGGTCTACCTCTGCGACCAGTGCATACGCGGGTTCTACGAGGACGCCTGCGACCGCGCGAAGGCGGGCGGCCGGTACCGCCCGGAGCCGTACCGGCCTGCCCTCGAAAAGGCCCTCGCCTAGTCGCTTGTGTCACCCCCAGAGGCTCGCCGGCCTGGGGGTGGTGCTGGCCACTGGGAAGGGAGAGCAGTTGGAAGTCGACCCCGAGGACGTACGGGCCTACATGGTCCGTCAGGGAATGCGGACGGCGGATGACCGCTCGCCGGTAACGCCTCCGGAAGTCCGCTTCTACGTCGAGTACAAGCCGAGGGATGACGCTCGGGACGCTCGCGAGGCAGAGCGGAAACGTCAATGGGCGGAGATGTGGGAACGCTCGAAAGCCGCGCAAGAGAAGCGCTGGCAGATGAAAGAGCACATGCGTAAGGCCCGTGAGTGGGGCCGCGAAAACGGATTCTTCGTAGGCACGCGAGGCCGGATACCGGCGCGTGTATGGACCGGATACCAGAAAGCGATAGGGGAGGAACTGTGAGCCTGATGAAGCGATACGCCGAGGACTCCGAGGCACTGGCAGACCGCGCGGCGGTCATTGCCTGGACCGATGACACAGACCAGCGCTTCGAGGAACTGAGGGCGCTTTACGCGGACTGCCACAAGGCGGCCGACATCTACGCCGACCCGGCTGCGGTCGCGGAACTGTTCGTGCAGAAGGTCACGGACACCTTCCATGAGGCACGCGGCCTGGTCGTCGGTCTCCCCGCTCTCGTCTGAACCCTGGAAAGGAACACCCGTGATCGAGAACATCAAGCCGCAGGACACCTACGACCACATCTTCGGGGCCTCGTTCGACATGTACTCCTGGTGGGGAGTCGTCCGGGCGGAATGGGACCAGCGCGGCGACGCTCCCGACTTCTGGAATGTGATTGTCCCCATCGATGACCCGTACAACGACGGGCCCGCGCTTGAAATGGTCGTGACGCACAACATCCTGTTGGGTGCCATGTGGCGGATAGTCGACGGTCGAGTGTCCAAGTACGTGAGTCAGTACACGTACGAGGAATGCGTGTCCTTCCTGAAGGACGGGCCGGAACACGCGGACTTCGATGCGGACTCGGCCGACCAGGTAATGCAGGTCGCCACGCTCGGAGAGGTGGTTTACGGATGACGGTTGGAGAGCTGCGCAAGTTGCTGGCAGGTGTGCCGGACGACTTCCAGGTGATCATGTCCAAGGACTCATGCGGGAATTACTACCGCCCGTTCTACCGGGCGACGTCCGGCGTGATTGATGCTGACCCACGCTGGATTGAGCCGCGCGAGGAATTTTGGCTGCCGGGGGAGCCGGAACCGACCGCTAACGCGGTCGTGTTCTACCCCGGGTGACGAACGCCTTTAGTGAGAGCCGGGGCATTGATGTTGCCCCGGCCTTCGCTATGGACGCTCGGACAAGGGGAGATTGAGCGTGAAAAAGATGGTTGAGGTCGTGCACTGCGATGCCTGCGACAAGAAGGGCGATGAGCGGGACGCGACAACCGCACTTTCGGTAGCCGGGGATTCCTACGACCTGTGCGACGAGCACGGGGAGAAGTTCCGCGCCTACTTCGAAGCCCTGTTCACCACTGAGACGACGACCGCGCAGAGCGCGTAAGGGATCAACACATGTCCAAGGCTTTTGAGTCCATGAAGTACGGCCCCATCGGTGAGGCCGTGACCAACGCGATGCCGCACACGGAGGCGGACCCGATAGGCGTGCTTGCGTCCACGCTGGCCGTGTTCTCGGCGGCCCTCAATGGCCGAGTCCTCATGGAAGGGGGCAGGCCGGCCGTCATCTGGACGGTCCTTGTCGGCAAGTCCGCACTTGGTCGGAAGGGCACCGCGAAGCGGACCACTGACCGCATCTTGGCCCCGTCCATCGGTGGCTTCATGCACCAGCGCACGTTCGCGGGTGTCACGTCGGGCCCGTCCCTGGTGAACATGCTTTACACGCTTGAGATGGACTCCCCCCGCTCGGAGATGGGGCAGGACGGTCGGGCGCTGATCGTGGAAGAGGAATGGTCGGCCATCCTGAAGCGGTCGCGCCGTTGCCCGACTTTCAGTCAGCAGCTCCGCACCGCATGGGACGGGGCCCCGATCTCGAACACCACCAAGAAGGGCATCCAAGAGGTTGCGCGCCCTCTGCTGGGCTTCCACAGCCACATCACGCCGGGGGAGTGGGCGAAGTATGTGACCGCGACTGAGGCCCTGGGCGGTTCGTTCAACCGCCTGTTGCCGGTCCTGGTGGAGCGGTCGAAAATGCTCCCGTACAACCACAAGCCGAAGATCGCGGAGACCAAGGCTCTCACGGAGGCGTACCACTGGGCGCTGCGTGAACAGCGGGTGATCGCTTTCTCGGCCGACGCCGGGCGTCGGTATGACGAGCTGCGGGCGATCATCGAGGACCGCATGGCGGAGATGCCCGAGCACCTGTCCTGCTACATGGAGCGGTCGGCCGAACAGGTCGCCCGAGTCGCTGCCATCTTCACGGCGTCCGAGCGTAAGACGAAGATCAGCCGCAAGGCTCTGGAAGCTGCCTGGGCTTTCGTCTCGTACTCCATGGCCAGTGTCGAGAAGCTGGTGATGGACTCCGCGAACGCTTCACAGAAGGCGGTCAAGACCGTGCCGGACATGGTCCGGGAGAAGCTGGAGATGTACGGCGGCGAGGTCACCTCGACGCTTCTCCTGCGGTCGCTGGGTACGCGGGTCACGGCCGCGAGCCTGAAGGCGATGGTGGCTGACATGCCGGACGTGGAAATGACCACGGAAAAGCGGACGGCTGGCCGCGGGGCTCCCACGATCATTTACCGCCTGGTTGATGTCCAGGCGGAAGTGATCACGCCCGAAGAGCCCAAGCCGACGCCGGTTGATGAGGTGAAGGTGCCCGTCAAGACGCCCAAGCGGAAGGTAGCGACGAAGCCTCGACTGTCCGTCGTCGGCTCCACCGAGCAGCCGGTGAAGGCCAGCAAGGCGGGGGCTAAGAAGAGCACGGTTCCCGCGAAGGCTCCCGCCCCCGCCTCCCTTGAAGAGCAGCTGGCCGCCCTCTTCTAATGCGACACAACTTGAGAGCGCACCCCGAAGGGCGCTTGCAGTGCACCGCTTGCCGGGCCGCATTCCTGACGAAGGAGTCGGCCCGGCTCTCTGTTGCCTCGTGCCCTGAGATCCCGGTGGCGCACGGCCACCAATACGAGCGAGAGCACGTCCTCTACCCCTTCTCCTACACCCGAGGAGACGGGTACGGGCCTGACCGCTTGTGCGACGTAATCGGCTGCGAGCAGTGCGTAGGCCATGCCTGCGACTGCGACGTATGCGCCCAACGACTTGAAATCCCGAGCCTGCGAATCCTCATGGATAACCACGACGTAGGCCGTGCCCGCTCTATCAACTGGGAGATGGAAGACATGGAAAACGACCTCAAGACCAAGCTGGCCGGCGTCAAGCACGGCGACTACGTGAGCGCTTCGGGAGTCGACACCCGAGGGCACAAGGTGACCCGCGTTGGCTTCCTGCTGTGGGAGCCGAAGGAGGTCAAGGCGCAGCGTGACGGGGTCTCGGTCAAGGCGTGGCGGGTGTTCGTGGGCGACAAGAGCCAGGACGCCACGGACCGTTCAACCTGGGTGACCATGTTCGGGGACACGGGAACGATCGAGCTGCTGACCGCCGACCCGGCCGGGATCGAGTGGCAGGACACCGAGCTGCGGGCGTGCGTCAGCTCGGCCGTCATCCTCTTCGGAGGCAAGGCCGGGAAGAGCAGCAAGGGCCCGAGCAAGGCCGTAAAGGTGAGCGTCACCTACACCGACAGCGGGGCGTACGAGCTGCGCGACCTGGAGACGCGCGAGCTGGTTGACACCATGCGTCTCCAGTCCCGCGTCTGGTGGGCGGCGATGCCCGATGCCCACTACAAGGCCATGGACGCTGACGGTTTCAAGGCCGCGATCCGCGGTCATGGTCCGGCTCTGGTCGAGGACGACGACGAGCACCAGGACCAGGACGAGACGCCCGATCCCGAGTGGCAGAAGCGCAAGATGGGGGACTTCGTGAACTGGGGCAACGCTCCCCGGTACTTCCGCTACGGCGGTCTCGCGAAGCGCAAGCCGAAGGTTGACGCCATGGTCCGTGTCCGGTGGGCGGAGTCCCGGTTCGGCATGAACAAACTGGTCGACGTGCACACCAATGAGGTGGTGGACGAGGTGCACACGGCCTCGAAGATTTGGGCCGTCCCTGCCACTGACGAAGAGATCGTGGCCCTGCCGCCGCTGGTCGAGCTGCCCGACGCTCGCCCTGACTACTCGCTTCCGCCCGAGGAGCGGAACGAGCGCCTGGCGGTCGAGGAGGACCAGGAGGAAGAGGAGTACATCGAGCCGCGGAAGCCGATCCGGTCGGGTGTCCTCTTCGAAGGGTGGCTCGGGGAGAGGGACGAGACGGGGGGATTCAAGGTGTGGGACAACGCCCGACGCCGCGTGATCGGTTGGCTGAGCGCCGACTACACCATGTTCCGCCCGGTCGGGGCGTGACCTTGTCTCCTCTCCTCATGCCCCAGAAGCGCCCCTCACGACTCGTGCAGGGGCGTTACTCGTCTCTGGCTACGAAGTGGCGAGACGGGGTCTGGAAGGACTGACC